AAAAAAAAAGATAAGGATTTAGTTAAAGAGTTTTACAACCTTGCATTATATGATTACGAAAAAGGTACAGACTTAGAAGAACTAAAAATTATCTTAAATGATTATAAGGATAAAGAAATGTATTTACAATGTGCTGGAATTAATTTAGCAATACAATACATAGAGTTTTTAATATATTTAGAAATAATAAAACACATAAATAAAATAAATGACAACTCAACAAATTAAACAATTAATAGAAACAGAATTAAACATAGAACTAAACGCTAAAAGCAGAAAAAGAAAAAATGTTTATGCTAGAGCTATATATTTTAAAATATGTAGAGACAGAACACATTTATCTCTAAAAGAAATAGGAGATACACTTAGATTAAATCACGCAACAGTATTACATGGTATAAATAACGTATTCCCTACATTTGAAATATATAACCCTGAATATATGGAAGTATATAGAAAAATAAAAAACAGTGAAGAATACATACCCGTAGAAGATAGATACAAAACATTAAAAGAAGACTACTATAAATTACAAAGTAAATACGATACTATTAAAAATGCTAAAACAAGAAAAGAATACAACTCTTTGGTTAAAATAATAAAAGAAATACCAGAAGAAAAACTTGATGTGGCTAACCTAAGAATAGATGCAATGGTAAAAATGCTGAAGACTTACTAATAACAAAAACAAAAAATATTTGTTATATAAAAAATAATTAATAATAATCTTTTTTAATTATGGATAAAAGAAAGAACAACGGAGGACATACAACTGCTGGTAGAAAGCCTAAAGCCGAAGAGGTAAAGTTAATTGAAAGACTAACACCACTTGAGCCACAAGCTTATGCAGCTCTAAAAAAAGGAATAGAATCTGGAGAGTTTAAGTTTATACAAATGTTCTATCATTACTATGCTGGTAAACCAAGAGAAACAAAAGACATCACTCTAAACAACGAGCAACCTTTATTTAATATTATTGATTAATGTTTGTAGTAACAACTGCAATTAAAAAACTTCTTAAACTAAAGAAACGTAAAAAGATAGTTCAAGGTGGAACATCTGCTGGTAAAACGTTTGGCATACTACCTATCCTTATAGATAGAGCTATAAAGACTTCTAACGTAGAAATAAGCGTAGTTAGTGAATCTATACCACATTTACGTAGAGGTGCTTTAAAAGACTTCCTAAAGATTATGATGATGACTAATCGTTATAATGATATGCAGTATAATAAGTCAATGCTTAAGTATAAGTTTGCAAACGGAAGTTACATAGAGTTCTTTAGTGTTGAATCAGCAGACAAGTTAAGAGGGGCAAGAAGACACACACTATATGTAAACGAAGCTAACAACATACCTTACGAAGCATACAACCAATTAGCAATAAGAACATCTGGAGAGATATGGATTGACTTTAACCCAACCTCATCATTCTGGGCGCATACAGAACTACAAGGCAAAGATGATGCAGACTTTATAAAGCTAACGTATTTAGACAATGAAGCATTACCAGACACAATTATAAAAGACATAGAGAAAGCTAAAGACAAAGCAAAGACATCTACCTATTGGAATAACTGGTGGAATGTATATGGACTTGGAGAGATAGGGAGTTTGGAAGGTGCTTGTATAAAAGACTGGAAGCCTATTGACTTACCAGACGAAGCAAGACTACTTTGTTACGGAATGGATTTTGGTTATACTAATGACCCTTCTACTTTAATAGCACTCTACAAATACAACAACTCATATATCTTTGATGAGGTCATCTATCAACGTGGTTTACTAAATAGTCAGATAAGCAACTTACTTAAAACACACCAAGCAAAAGAAATCATATATGCAGATTCAGCAGAACCTAAAAGTATTGCAGAGTTGTCAAGCTATGGTCATTTAATAATGCCAGTTAAAAAAGGTAAAGACTCAATAGTGTATGGTATCAACCTCATCAATCAAAACGAAATCTACATAACTAATAGAAGTCATAACTTAATTAAAGAACTACAGAACTACATTTGGTTAAAGAACAAAGAAGGAGAAACACTTAACAAACCAATAGATGCTTTTAACCATTGTATAGATGCGATGAGGTATGCTATCACTTCACAATTAGAGAATCCTAATAAGGGTCAATATTACATTTACTAAAAAAAAGTTATTAATAATTTTGTTTATAACTTAAATAGTTATATATTGCAGTATAATTATTAACTAAAAACAAAACAATGAAAACAAGACTAATGACAAACAAACAAAGTAATTCTTTTAGATTAGACATTATTACTAAAGATAATGAAATTGAAAGCCATTATTTTAAAACAGAAAAAGAAGCAAAAGACTTTCAGAAATTTACAGGATATTTAAATCAATAACAGCGCATGTACGCTCATTAAAAACAAAACAATGAAAAAACTAAAACACTACTTAACATTAACATTATTCTCATTTGTATTATTAATTGCAAGTGTAGTATTATTATCCCTTGAATCTATTATACATAACTTAATATTTTAGATATGATAGAGGTAAAACAAAACGAAGTAATAGTAACAAAAAACAATACAACAAAAGTATATACACTAAAAGAATACACAGATACTATTTACTATAGAAAACTATATACAAGAATATATCAAATAATTTGTTTATTATCTACACTATTTATTCCATCAATAATGATTAACTTGTTTAAATGACAAGAAACGTTAGAGATGCTATTAGTTGGTGTTTAAAGAATGACATCAAGGTAATAGTAAAACCATTAACAAGAACAAGAAGACCAGAGGTTAAATTAGAGATACATAGAGAAGGAAGAATACAAACAGGAAAAGAAACATACAGACAAGACAAAAAGTTAGGAGATAAGATACAAGAGTTATACTTATACCTATATAAGACATTAAGATAATTTTTAGTTGATAGTTAGATAAAAGAGGGTTGCTTTATACAAAGTAATCCTTTTTTTGTTTTATAAAAAACACTTTATGCAAATAGAAGTTTCTATACCCAGTTCACTAAAAGAAGTTAAGTTAAAAGACTATCAATCTTTATTACTAATAGATAAGCCTAACGATGAGGATTTGCTCAAATGCATACTCGATGTAAATTCAAAAGAACTTGGGAAAATCAAACACAGAGATGTTTCATTTTTAAAAACACATATCAATAAGTTATTTGACAAAGAACACGAATTTGTCCCTACATTCAATTTAAACAATATTGCTTATGGTTTTATACCAAATCTTGATGAGATTACATACGGAGAAAATAAAGATATTACAAGCTACATAAATGATTGGGGTAATATGCATAAAGCTATGGCAGTTTTATTTAGACCTATTAAATTAAAGAAGAACAACAAATACATCATAGAAGAATATGAGGGTAGCCACAAGTACAGCGAGACAATGAAAGAAATGCCATTAGATGTTGTTTTAGGTGCTATGGTTTTTTTTTACAATTTAACGAACGAATTGCTAAAATATATACCGAACTATTTGGAGAAGGAAATAATGAAGGAACAGATGACAGGTCAAATTTCTCAAGAAAATGGGGAAGCTATTCAGAGCTATATGCACTCGCTCAAGGAGACATTACAAAATTTAAAGAGATTGCAAGATTACCCTTGCATCAATGTTTAATGTATTTAGCATTTGAAAAAGAAAAAGCAGAATTAGAATCAAGAATTATAAAAAGAAAAATAAATTAATATGCAAGGATTTTATAACCTATCCGAAAAAATAAGACAAACACTTCAATTAGATGACTTTGTTAATACAGTAACCTATGGGGATTTATTTGATGTAGATTTAAACAAACAAACGATATTTCCATTATCACACTTTATGGTAAATAGTGCAACAATGCAAGGTAACGTATGGAACTTTAGTTTATCCTTATTATGTATGGACATAGTAGATGAAAGTAAGAATTTTGCAGAAGGAATACCAAATGAATTTAGGGGCAACAATAACGAACAAGATATATTTAACACACAACTTGCAGTAGCTAATAGATTACTTGAGTTACTATTAAGAGGAGACTTATATGTAGAAAAATATCAATTAGATGGAGACCCTACGTTAGAACCTTTTGTAGATAGGTTTGAAAACAAGTTAGCTGGATGGACAGTTACGTTCAATGTATTAATACCTAACAATATGACTATATGCTAAAGAACTTACAATCAGAGTTACAGTCATTTGGAAAGTATGTTGTTCAACAATCAAGGTCTAATCTTACAAAAAAAAATCACAATGTAGATAAAAGGCTATATAGAAGTTTAGATTATAAAATATCTGAAAGTAATGATAAATATAGTTTACAATTTTTAATGGAAGATTACGGAATGTTTCTTGACAAAGGTGTCAGAGGTGCAAACCCAAGTTTAG